ACGACCAAATGAATTTTGGGATATGACTTGGAAGGACTTTTCCATTATCGTTTTAGGTAAGGAAAGAAACGAGTTAAACGAATGGGCAAGGACAAGAAACCTTGCCTATATTGTATACTTAAGTTCTACAACCGAGAAAACACCAAAGTCAATGAAAGCATTTTGGAGTATTCCAGATTTAGATGAAGTAGATGTTGATGAAGAAAGAGTAATGATAACTGATGAACAATTGGCAAGAACACTTAAATTGTACGGAGTAAATTAATAAAGATGGCAGCAGAACTTTTAGATATACAAATAAATATTGGTGCTAAAACTGAAGATTTAGGTGCTGAATTAATTAAAGCCGAAAACTTACTCAAGAAATTACAAGCAGCTTTAAAGAAATCAACTGACGTTGGGGAAATAAATCAATTGACTGCAAAGATTGGTACTGTTAATACTGCAATAACTCAATTGAATTCAAAAATGGTTGGAGTTTCAACACCAACCGATAATGCTACTCAATCTCTTGTAAACTTTTCAAGAATTGCACAAGATGCTCCTTATGGAATTATAGGTATTGCCAATAACTTAAATCCAATGTTGGAATCATTCCAACGATTGGCTAAAACTGAAGGTGGAACAAAAAAAGCATTAACTGCAATGATAGATGGTCTTGCAGGTCCAGCTGGTATTGGTGTTGCATTAGGTTTAGTTTCTTCTTTAGCAATAGTATTTCAAAAGCAAATTACAGAAGCATTTGAAGGTCCAGCTGGTAAATTAAAAGATTTAAGAGAAGAATTAAAGAAACTTAATGATGAAATTTACAGAATGGCTGGCTCTGCTCAAGCGAGTCAAACATTAGGTACTCAATTAGTTGGGCGAATTACTAATGAAAATTTAGATATAACGCAAAGAGAAAATGCATTAAGGAAATTTAAAGAGTTATATGGTAAAAATAAAGAGATAAAGGATTTAGAAATAAAAGATTTAAAATCCTATAATGCTCAATATTTGCAATCTTTAAATAATAAGGCAGCAGTACAACAATTAGAGGTAAGCAAAGAACAAAATTATATTGATGCTTTAAGTGCTGCAAACGCAAAGTATAAAAAATTAGTTGAAGATAGAGATAATAAAAAGAAAAATACTCTTGCAACTACTAAGCAATTAGAATCTGGTACAACTACTGAAAAACTTCGTTCTGCTATTGATGCAGAATTTGTAAAACCATTAAAAGATGCGCAATTAGAAATTAATAATGCAAGAGCATCGTTATCAAGAACTTTAGATATAACTACTTTATTTGACAATTCGGAATCAGAAAAGAAAACAAAGACTAAGAAAGCACCAATTGTTAATTACGCAAAACAAACATTAGAAGAATTAAATGATTATGTAAAAAAGCTAAAAGATAGAGTTAAAGAAGCTGAATTTGTATTAAAAAATGAATCATTTAAGTTATTTGAATTACCATCAGAAAGAGGAGCAAAAGAAGATAAACGAAAAAATTACTTTGAGAAACAAGCTAAAGAATTATTAGAACAATCAGATAAAGGTGGTTTTGGTAAATATATGCAAGGCATATTTAAAAAAGACAAGAGTGCTATTGATTCGGATGAAGCAGAAAAAAAGAGAATTGATGATCTAAAGAAATCTTATATAAATTTTGCTGATACAATATCTGGTAGTGTAACAAACTCTTTAATGGGTATGTATGATGCTATGCAAAGTGGTCAAAAACCATTAGAAGCCATTGGAGATATGTTTGCTAATATAGGTAAACAAATAGCTGCTGCGGTTATACAAGCATTGATATTCCAAGCGTTATTAGAAGCGTTTCCAGCATTAAAAGGTGCATTTGCTGCTGCTGGTGCATTGAGTAATGCATTTGGTGCTGCAAGAAATTTAGCACCAACTAATTTAGGTCAATCTAAGCCAACTACATTTAATGCAGGTAAAATGAATAATAGCGTTGGTTCTAATGGTCAATTTGTATTAAGAGGACAAGATTTGGTTTTAGCAATGCAAAGGTCAAATTCTTCATTAAATATAATTAGGGGTTAATGGCATACCAAATAAAATATAGAATTACGGCAGCAACAAAATCGGATGTAACAAGCATACTTAACATTTATGAAGATGGTTACGCTGGTGCAATAATAGAATATCCTTGCATAAGTTTACAAATACAATATATACCAAGAAGCGATGATGCTTTTGAGCCTATTTATGTTAGCCAATTAGCAGTGTCAATTGATGTAACGGATGATGTGGCAAATATGCCTGACTTTACAACTTTGAACGATAGAAAGTATTTTGTAAGATTAATGAGTGGTGCTAATATTGATTGGCAAGGATGGATACTAAGTGATAATGTTCAATACATTTTTTCAACTGGAAGAAAGCAATTAGCTTTTAATGCGATTGATGGGTTAGGTATTTTAGAAAGAATACCTTTTTTTATTACAGATGACACAACATTAGTTGATATTTTTACGGCTATATTTTATATAAAGACTGCTTTATTAAACTTAGAATATCCATTAGATTATGATATTGTAAGTGGAGTAAGTTTTTATGCTGATGGAATGGATGATAGAACGGATGACCCAAGTGCTGACACATTAGGTCAATCATACATTAATTATGCAACTTTTATTGATGATAATCAAAATGCAACTAATTGTCTTGATGTATTAACTAAAATAGTAAGATCAGTTGGTTCAAGATTGTTCCAAGCAAAAGGAAACTTTTACATAGTTCCTTTAACACAATTTGCACAAGATTCTTATTATGTTACTATTTATAATAGTGATGGAACTGTATTTGATGATGCTATTTATGAATCAACAGGAAACATTGAAGGATTTGCTGCTAATACAAGCGGTTTATATTTTGTAGACAATAGCCAATTTAAGCTAATTAGAAAGGGATATAACAAGATTAGATTTGATAAAGTAATTGAATATCCTAATAACTACATTACTAACTGGGATTTAAAGAATTATACAGTAGTAAGTCCAACAGTAGGAAATGCTTTTTCTTGGGAAGAAGAACGATTTGTTGATGGTATTATTTATGTAAAGTCATATCCTGAAAAAAGATACAATTCTTTTATAATGGAGTATTCGCTTTCAAATCCTTATACTGCATTAGTAAGACCAATAAACTTACCTAAAGTAAATACAAGTGATGTATTAACACTAAAGATGGATGTGGCTGGATTAGGTGTACCAGCAAGTGGACCAGATGCTTTATTTATACTTAAAATATTAGTTGATGATGGGGTTGATTCAGTATTTTTAGATGATAATAAACAATGGGTAAATTCAACCTTTAACAATCACTTTTATTACTTTCCATTTGATTCAACAGACCCAAAAGTTAACTTAGATTTAGTTATGCCTTTATTACCTATTGGCGGTGATTTATCTATTGAGTTAATTTTATGTGATAATGCTGCTCCTTATTGGAAATCAACTGTTGGTTCAATTGAAGCAAGTAACTTTCAATTAACAGTAGAAACATACTTTAAACAAGTAACAACAGAAAGTTTTATAACTGATTCAAATGAATATGTTTTAGAAATTGACCTTCCTTTAGGATTTAATGACATAAACGATGGATTCTTTTCATATAGAGGGTTTTTAAGCGATTCAACAGGATTAAACTTAAAGAATTGGTACAGACAAGAATATCCTACCGATATTTATAGAAGCCTAAGTGAGTTAGTAGTTAAGCAATATTCAAACTGCTTAAATAAGAACATTATTAACTTGGATGCTTCTTTTATGGGTATGGAAACAACTGATGGTAGATTTAGCGGTGCAATGAGGATTACGGCAAGTGATACTGACCCAGCACAAATAAGTGTTCAAAATAAAAATTACATAATAGGAAATTCTACAATGGATTTACCTAATGATGTAATATCGGCTACTTTATTGGATATTAACCCTGATAATGTAGAAACAACAATGACTACTGTTTATGATAGTAATAGCTTACCAACAGAAATTACAGGATATTCTCACGTTAGGTCTAATGGTTATTTGACTAAGGAAGCTGCTCTTGCTGCTCCTTTAACGAGTAATTTAGTTTACTTAGAAAACATTGGTGTTCCTTCAGTTGGTGATTTCTTCTATGCAAGTGAGTTCTTAACAGTTGGATTTAATGGTGCGAATATTTGGTGGAAGGTTTTAGTAACAGACACTTACTTCCAAGCATACAGAATAAGTGGTGCTGGGGAAATATTAGAAACATTCGGATAATTGATTAAATTTGTAATATGGCAGCAGTAATTGGAAAAAACGTAATGCTTTATTGGCATAGAACAGATGTAGACCCAGAGGTGGATGTTGCATTTGCTTGTAGTACAAATTGTGCTTTTAATGTAAGCGTAGATCAAAAAGAGGTAACAAGCCAAACAAGTGCTTGGTTTAGAGAATATAAGAACGATGTAGCTACTTGGAATGTAACCTGTGATGGGTTGATTACTTTGAGTGGTTTTTCTTATTTATTTATGTTAGAAAAGCAGTTGGCAAGAGAGCCAATAGAAATTAAGTTTGTAGTGGATAATGGAGTTGATGGGTTGGTTATTATTAATGGAATTTGTAATATATCAAGTTTAGCAATAAACGCACCTTATAAAGATGTGGCTACATATAACGTGAGCCTACAAGGTAGCGGAGCATACAATACAACAGGAACACAAGTAGACCCAAGCGGAGTTATTATCGTAGGTGCTAACCCAGTTAAGACAAAAGGTTACACGGCAAGTGGTGGAGAAACTTCAATTACATTT